AGATCTTACTGTTGGTCCATATTTACAAACAGGACCTTTTAGATTTAGTGGAAATTATAACCCAGTTACAAATGATTGGGGTGCTAACATTGGACTTGGAATAAATCTTAGTAATAGAGAACAAAAATACGGTGGAGAACAAGTAGATATAGATGAACAATTGTTACAAGAATTAATAACTGCTGGTGCAGATATAGAAATATTATAATTATGGCAAAAAGAAAAATAAAAATAAAGAGATTACCTAAAGGATATAAACTAGCTAATGGAGAAGTTATTAAAACAATGGCTTTAGGTGGAGTACCTAGAGATAAAGCAAATCTTGAGGCAGAAAAGGGTGAGACAGTATTAACAGATTTGGATAATGATGGTGCACATGAGTTATATAATATAGGAGGTAACAGACATTCAGAAGGTGGTACTCCATTAAGTTTACCACCTCAATCATTTATATTTTCTGATACAGCAAAAATGAAATTTTCCACTGATGAGTTAGCTGAATTAGGCCTTGATTCAAAGAAGAAACAAACACCAGCTTGGGCATCTAAAAGGTTTAAGTTAAATAAATTTATTAAAAATATGGATAGCGAACATTCAGATAAAATATCAGACGAGACATCAGAATTGATGTTAGATAAAAATAAATTACAACTTTCTAAAATTGCTTTTATGGCAGAAGCAAAAAAAGATTTTTTAGATGAAGAAGGTAATATTAGTGTACCACTAGCAGCATATCCATTTCTTATATCTAAAGGAATAGACCCAAAAGAATTTATTGCTAAACTAGAAGAAATAAAAGCAGCTAAAGAAAAAACACAACAGGCTCCATTACAAAGTCCAGACAATAGAGAACAGGCTATGCAACAACCAGCTCCACAATTACAAGATTTTACAGGAGGACCACAAGGACCTCAACAGGGACCCCCACAAGGGCCACAACAAGGACCTTCTCAAGGAGTACAAGAAATAATAGCAAGAGTTATTGAAGCATTACAACAAGGTATGCAACCTGAACAAATAATGCAACAGTTAGTTAAATTGGGAATACCAGAAGAACAAGCTATGGCCTTACTCCAAAAAGTAATACAAGATGTTCAAGGACAACAAGGACCACCTCAAGGTATGTCAGCACAAGGACCTCCTCCACCAATGCCTCCACAAGGTGGACCATCACAGGGTGGAATGCCACCAGAAATGATGATGGCTATGCAACAACAAGGTCAAGGAATGCCTCCACAAGGACCACCTCCAGGAATGATACCACCTCCAGGTATGGCTAGATATGGAGGATCATTACCAAGTGCCAGACATGGTGATGAACAAAAATATGCACAATTTCATGATTTATCTCAAGCAGATTATGATGTTGCAGTTTCAAACCTAATAGCTAAAGAGAATGCAGATGCTATTAATCTAGAGAATAGAGATTTTGGAACTATACCACATGAGAAATCACATCAAATTAAAGATGAATATGGTAATCCAACAATATCAGAATCAGTAATTAACAGTCCAGTGCATCGTGCTGATCTTATATCTAATTTAAAAAGTTCTATATCAACAGGAAGAGGACTACCTTTAGGACGTGCCACTAGAGCTCAATTTAGTGATCCATGGGGTAATGTAACTCCATCCACAAATGTAGAAGAATATATACCTTCAGGTCCTTGGGATAAAACATTCACTGGTTCCCAAATTCCATTAAGTGAATTTGTTTATGGTGGAGATGCAAAACCATGTTATGAATGTGGTGGTCATGTACCTAAATTTCAAGGAGAAAGAGGACCAAGTGAATATACTGACCAGAGAGCAAATCCTCTTCCTCAACAATGTCAAGAATTAGTGATAATAAGACAACAATTATTACAGGAAATAGACCCATTTAGGGAAAGTGGTTGGAACAATGATAATAGAGATGTTGTAGAAGGATTACATAAAAAATTACAACAAGTAGATAGAGATATACAGAAGTGCATGGTTGAAAATGTAACACCCCAATTGGAAGAGGAAATTATTCAGCAACCCTTTCATGAAGCTGAAGAATTTCAAGGTACTAAACAACAATTTGAATTACAATTAGTACAAAGAATACATCAAATAGAAATGATGCTGCAGATGAGTCCTAATATGCCTATTCAGGCAAAACAGCAACTTCTTCAACAGTATTATCAAATAAAAAATCATTTAGCTCAGTTGAGAATGGGAAGTGCAGGAGGACCTGGTAATCAACATATATGGGATGGAGGTGGAAAGGAAAAAGTAATGGATTTTTACAAGAAAAAATATGGAGGAGATCCTTTTGCAACTAATCCTTTACATAAATTTGTATATGGAGGATCATTACCTAAAGCTCAGAAAAGTGAAGAAACAACAGATCCTTGTGATCCTGCACTTCAAGCAAAATGTGAAGCAGCTGCAAGTGAGGGAGCTACATGGGTTAAAAGTGGTACAAACTGTCAATGTAAATGTCCAGAAGGATTAGATTGGATGGGATCTGGATGTGTTGTTATGGGTGGAGTTATAGATGATGAGACTGAAATTGATTTATCACATGATCATAATGATGATGGAATACCTGATCATGATGCAGCTGATCATGTAGGTGAATCTCATGGTGCAAAAGGAGATGTTGATTATACGTGTACTGATGTAGATGCAAATGGTGAATGTATATCATATCAAACAGCATACAAAACACATACAACATTTGAAGATGTTATGAGACATGAAGATTTTGGAACTGCTAGAGATGTATGGTGGGATGTATATACAAAGGGAAGAAAAGATATGAGCGGTGAAGGTGAATCATTTCATATAGGTGATAATGAAGAACATTTTAAAGAAGGTACTAAAGAGGAAATGATAGATAATTATTTCTTATATAATCAAATATTACATGATCTTGATCAACATAATTTAGATCCTGGAGATGCTGGAGGAAAGTTTTATGAACATGCAAAAAGTTTAGGATATTTTCAGAATGGAGAAACAGAAGATGAAGTTAAAACAATGAGTATGAATTTCCAAGGTATGTATAGAGCATTAAACATTGCTAAACGTACTGAGGCAACATCTGGACTTTTTACAAATATAGAAACATTACCAGAAGGAGAAGATTGGGAAACGGATGAGCACCGTGATCAATGGGGTAATCCTGTATCAAGTATAGATGCTAAAATTGGAAAAACAAGTAAAAGACAATTTTCATCAGCTGTTAATCCTATTATTACACCTGAAAAAGATCCGCCTTGTCCAGGTAAACCTATGGATTTTGATGTTGAAGCTGCTAGAATAGCATGTGAAAAGAAAAATGCATTAGCTGTAGATGCTGAGGGTACCACAAAAGGAGGGGTAACTGATGCATATATGTGGAATGCACATAATTGTGAATGTGAACATGCTCCTGGAGATTATATTCCACCTGATAGAGTTCCAATGATTCCATGGAGACAAGATCAGAATAACTTAACAAATTCTATTATGAATAAAAGTATGAGAGAGGACTTTTATCCTATGATGGAACAATATAATTTCACTCCTGCAGATATGTTAAGAGATGATCCTTTATCAAGAATTCATGCTAGTAACTCTCTTGCTCAAACAGCTATTGACGCTGGAGCTGATCCTTATACAATATTTAGTCAAGCTGCTGCAGAAAACAGAAAGTCAATAGCAGACGTACAATCAAGAGATGTTGCAGAATATAATGCTCTTGATAGAGCAAATATGACAGGGAAACAGACTATAGATCAAGCAAATATGTTAGCAAGAAAACAATATGTAGATGATGTAAATACTGTAGGAACAAATAGAATTAATACTCAAATAGCTGATAATGAGAATATTGTAAAGATGCAAAACGCTCTTCTTACTAATGCACAGAATACTCAAGCAATGAGTCAATTGAGACCTAACTATAATATTAATCCTCAAGCAACACCATGGAATAATCAAAGTCTAATTGAGTTTGCTAATGCAAAAGCATATCAAGATGAAGTTGGTGGTGGAGGTGGAGGTACAGTTGGAATGTCATTTGCAGAAGCTTTTACACATGCAAGTACACCAAAACCAGATGGTCTAGGATTAGACAATACAGAAGCAAATATTTGGGCAAAAAACTATATAGCAGCAAATAAAGGCAATAGTTCTAATTTTGCTAGTGGATATGGAACTGATGGAAATGTAGCTGGTTATCCAGCTAGATATGGAGGAGAAAGACAAAGACGAAGAAGTGGAGCAGCATTAAGACAATGGATGAGAGGAGGAATGAAATAAACTTAAAAAGTTTGTATCAATAATTTTTATAAATAAAATAAATTTAGTAATTTTGTAATATGGCAACGTACCTACCAAACGTAACGGATTATATACCACAGACGGAGACATTTACTCCTGATTATAAGTTTTTATCTGATGTATTAGACATTAGACAAGACAGATATAATACCAACTACAAGCATATGAATAACATGTATGGAAGTGTTGTTCATGCAGATTTATCAAGAGCTAACAATAAAAGCACAAGGGATCAATATACTGAACATTTAATTCCAAAAATGAAACAAATTGCAGGATTAGATCTTTCTTTACAAGAAAACGTTGATTCTGCTAAAGCATTGTTTAAACCATTCTATGAGAATAAAAACCTAGTTAGAGATCTTGTTTATACTAAAGAGTATAAAAAACAAATGGCAAGAGGTCAATCATTATTAAACAGTAGTAATCCTGATGAAAATAAAAAATACTGGAAAGGTGCTGAACAATTTCTTCAATTTAAAATGGATGATTTTGTAAATGCTACAGATGAAGAAGCCATGAATAAACCACTTCCTAAATGGGTGGATAAGATGGACCTTATAACAGATGGGATTGCTGCTCTTAAGGAATTAGATATGAATATTGAGGATGTTAGATTCACACCTAACGGTCAATGGAAGATAACACAAAAAAATGGTAGTCTATTAAGAGCACAACCTACAGGAGTTCTTAATAAGGAAGGTAAGATGACATATACAGATCCTGCAGGTGATTATATTAAAGCTGTTGTATTACAAAATCCTAAGATGATGGAGTACTATAAAACAAGATCATATGTTAATGGAAGAGTATGGTCTGAAGAAAATCAAGAGCAATATGGAGGTGTAGATGCAGCTTTAGATGTTTGGATAAATGATACAATTGAAAAATATACAGTTAAAGGTCAAGAGGCAATTGATGATTTAAAAGAGAAAGAAAAAAATCAAAAGGTAAAAAAACAACATTGGGACCAATATAGAAAAAGAAATGGTATTATAAATGCTAGTAAAGAAGAAATAGAATGGTTATCTACCTTAGGTGAATTAGAATCAATTAAGAAGGCAAAAGCAGCACTTACAAAGAATTATAATGATGTAACTAAGGAAAATATGGGACCTAATGATCAACTTACAAAAGCATATATAGCAGAGATGTCCTTCCTTATTGCAAAAGATGTTGATCTAGCTGCCAATTCATATGCAAGTGTAGATGCTAAAACAGAATGGGATGAAACAAAAAGTTACTTAGAAAAAGTTAAACAGAGTAATAGATTATCATTAGCAAAATATAAAAGTGATCTAAAAATGATAGAGAAAGCGTTTGAAGCATCTCTTAAAGCAGAGAATCCAGGTGTACCACAACATGTTTGGGATGGACAAGGAAATGCTAATACAGCTAATTATGCTCTTGATGAGGATAATGATGAAGTATTTACTCTTTTTACAATTGATCAAAAGAATAAGAAGAGGGATGCTAAACAATTATTAGATGTTGAAACACAAATGTTTAATGAGATTGTAAAATTTTACAATCAGATGAATGCTGCAACAGGTGAGCCAGTTACTACAGAGGAGTTATTTGCACAAATATTACCTGCTCGTGAACAAAAAAAGGATATGGAAGTAGATCCAGCTATCATACAGCAATATTATAAAAATCTAAAAGATTCAGGAGTAGATGGAGTTTCTGGGGCAGGTGGAGCTGACATGCTTCAAGGTTTAGGAATTAACAACTGGGATCAATTAAAAGAACAACTTGATAAAGGAAATTCAGCAAATGTTAATATACTCTATGATAAAATGATGACACAGATAGAAGGTTTTGATGGAACTAATGGTTGGTTGGGAGATTATACAGAGATGCTTAATGGTATTACACGTATGGATGAGATCTTAGATGGTAAACAATTAATGATTAAAACATCTAGAGAGAAGCAGGCTGAAGCAAATAAAGCAGCATATGATCTTGTTGTAACGAATGATTCAGGAGGTCAAAAATTTCAAAAACTTCTAGATGAATATGGTATTAGTATTTTTGATAAAAATTATAACTATAAAACTGAAACTGAATTTGTTAATGATTTTGTATCATCTGTTGCATTTGATGAAGTACGAATTGAAGGTACAGGTAGTTCTACTCTAACAGCACTGGGAGAATGGTTACCTTATTTCACGGGAGCAAACAAAGAAGTGAATGAGAAAAAGTTAATTGATCTTAAACCTAAAAGTGATGAATTCCTTAAGGTAAGTGTTATAGATGTACCAAAGAAGAAATCTTTATTTTCAAAAGAAAGCCTTCAATCAGGATTAAGAGCAGAAGCAGGTGTTTATGATATTGCTGGAGTAAAATATACATTTGATAAAGTTGGAGCAACAGCACAAGCTAAAGAACAATATAAACTATTAACCGAGACTGTAAATGCAGTACAAGAAAAAGGAACAGGTACTAAAGACAGTTTTCCAGTATTTAATGCTGATGCTTGGTATGAAGGTTCAGATCAATATGGTGCAGGTTCATCAATATCACCTTCATTTGGTGGGGCTATGGATATAGCAAATGCTCCTGGTGATAATCCTGGTGAATATCAATGGGCACAATTTATAGAGAACTACTTAAAAGGTAGTGGAAAAATGTTTATTAAGGCAGGTGATAAATCATCATCATTTGTAGAACTTAGTAACATGCCACACGGTAAAGAAATATTAAAACAATTATATTTAAGTTCTCTTAGTAATGAAGATTCTGATAAAAGTAAAGAAAGTAGATTAAAAGCTGTTATTCAATATAATCAAAACATAGGTGGAAGGGAATTAGCTTTTGCGGATGGTAATCCAGAAACAGATTATAGTGGTGTTGTTATACAGTTAGATGAGAAGTTTGCTAATGCATATATGGATCCTATAGTACAAGATGGTGATAAAGAAGCAGCAGGTTTAACATCCAATACATTAACAGTTATATGGCCAAAAGGAGAATTCTTTAATAAAGCGGATAATCAACCAAGACATCATTTTGAGGACTATTTACAATCTGGAGTACCTGTTGTAATTACAAGACCAGGTGGAGGTAAGGTAATTTTTAGAAATATTTATGAAGAAGGTAATGTTATTAATTCTATTCAAGCAGAAAAATATATTCAAACATGGGATGCTGACTTACATCAATATGTTGATGATCCTGTAGATGTAACACAAATATATAAAGAAGATGTTGGAGATCATAAAGGTTTTCAAACTTGGGCAAATTTAGAGCAAAATACAATTCAATTTCTTCTAAATCAACAAACAATGAATCTAAATCTTCAAGCAGCTGATAAGGGTTATAACGCTAAGAAATCCAAATAATGGCAGAATTTGATCAAAACCAAGCAAATAGTACAATACCTGGGATAAGTGATGAAACAGTTAGTAATACTCAAGAACTTACAGCTGTACCTCTTCATGATGCATCAATGGAAAATGTTGATATAGAGGCACTTGAAAATAATTATTTTACTTTTCCAATAGGTACATTAAGTCCTGCTAATGATATGGTAAATAATTGGCAAGCTACTGCACAAATTATTAACCAGATTCCTACATCTTATGCTCCAGGAATTAATCAAGAACTTCTTCCACCTCTTCCAGAACAACAACAAAAAAGTAAAGTAGCTAATATTGCTGAACAAAGAAGAAGAGATTTTAATAACATGCTTACCTATTCAACAAATACCGCACCTGCTTATTTTGGTGCTAGTCCTAAAACTATTCATTTTAGCACCAAAGGTTTTAATTTTGATAAATGGCAGGGATCAGCTGATTTCCAAGAAGTTGGGTTTCATCCTTTTAGAAATAATGAAGCATTATATAAGGTAAGTGAAGACTTTTGGGACCGTAATTCTAGAATGCAAGATAATTATGGTAAATTATTTTGGCCAGCATTTTCATCTGGTTGGAGAGCAATAGGAGATATGCTAAGTGGTGAAAGAACCTACTTAGAAGGTGATTATTTAGGTGCTGTATCATTTCATGATGCAATGAGAAAAGGTGGTGGAGATTGGGTAAATAACACACTTTTACAAACTGGATTTACAATGGGTATTATAACAAGTATTGCCCTAGAAGAGCTAGTATTAGCAGGTGTTACAGCTTTATCTGGTGGAAATCCTGGTGTTGGTGCAGTAGCAGTTGCAAGAACTGGTAAAAATGTAAAGAGAGCATTTGACATACCTAAATACTTTTCAAGAGTTTATAATAATTTTGGATTAACAAGAGCTGTTAGTGGTGGTAGTGCATTAATAAGATCATTAAGAAAAGCAGAAAATGCAAAAGACTATTGGAGAGCTGGGTTAAGATTTGGTGCTCATATGATTGCTCCAGAAACAGCTGCAGCATGGAGAACACTTAATACTACAAAAAATGTTGCTAACGGTATACAAGGTTTTGCAAAAAACGCACAATATTTTGGAGCATTCTACAGAGATCTTAGAGCTGTAAATTTAGCTGTAGCAGAATCCAAACTTGAGGGTGGTATGGTATTTAATGAAATGGTAGACAACTTATATTTAGAAGAAAGAGCAAAATTAAATGGGGGAGATCCTAGTATGGAAGCATTAGAAAATGTTTATAAACATTCAAAAGAGGCTGAATTTCAGACAGTTATATATAATGCACCTGTTATATTCTTAACAAATAAATTAGTAATAGGAACAGCTTTAAAAGGATTTAGAGGTTTAGCAGCAGCAACTGCGGCAGCAGCAAGAGGTATGGGTAGAAGAGTACTTACTTTTGCTGGGAAGAAAACAGGTAAGGAAGCAATAAAGAAAGGAAGTAAATGGTGGTTACCAAGAGTTATGGCAAGAGGATTTAAAGGTAACATGCAACAAATATTAGGAGCTGGATTATTATATGGTAGAGCAAATTTAGCTGAAGGGTTTCAAGAACTTTATCAAGAAGGACTTGCAGTTGCAATGAAGGATTATTATACAAACCTCCATAATGATAATGTAGTTGTAGGATGGGATGCTCAAAAAGCTTCCTCAGAATGGAGTGCTTCTAAAGGTAGAGGTGTTAGTGCAATGATGACTAAGCAAGGAGCTGAAATATTTGCATCAGGATTTGTAATGGGAGGATTAGTACAAATACCACAACATATAATGTTTAAGACTATTCCTAGTGGATTTCATTATGCAACTAATAAACAAGAATGGAAAGCACATAGAGAACAGCAAGAAGAAAACTTAGATATTGCAGTTAAACACTTACAAGAGATGTATGATGATGCTGCAAGTGGAGTAGGTAGATATTTTGATATTTCTAAATTGAATTCTGCTACACAAAAACATTTGAGTGAAATAATGTTTGAAGCTGATCAAAGATATAGTGCATTAGAATATCATGATGCAAAAGATGCATCAATATATTCACACTTAAATTCCTTGCATATGACAGGAAAGTCACACTTCTTTAAAGCTCAGTTTCAAGATTTCTTAGAGTTAGATGACAAAGCCTTAGCTGAAGCATTTCCAGAAGAGTCAAGTCAGGATGGTATTGATAAAGTAAGAAGTAGAATGGTGGCATCAGTAGAAAGAATAGATGAGACTGAAAAAGCTTGGAAAGAATTAAATCAAGAATTAACAAACCCTTTTGACAGAAATAAGTATAAGCCAGGAACTGATGAATATACATATGAATATATAAATGAAGTTATGTATAATCAGTTCAAGATGATGTTTATGTTTAATACTCAGATGATGAAACGAGCTGTAGAAAGATACAACTCTGTTTATGGGGACTTACTTAAAAGTGGTGTATCAAAGAATATACAAAGTAAAGATATTGATGTTCTAACAAACATTTCAGCTTTAGTAAAAGAAATGTCTATGCTTGAGGTGGAGATGGAGTTAGCAAGAACAACAGAGGATTTTGAGATAGAAATGATAAGTAAAAGTGAGTATAAAAGACTATATCAAGATATTGCAAAAAGACGACAAGCTGAGTTAGATAAATTAAAGGCAGCTGGAAAGGCAGACTATGCTAATGTAACAAAAGTTCAGGAGAAATATGATGCAGAAGAAGCTGCTCTTAATGAAAGAGAAATATTTGAGGCAGAAGAAACAACAGAAGAAAAACCAAGATATGATGATAATAGAGTTCCTGTTAAAAGAGAAGAATTTACTGTTACTACTGAGGATGGAGATGTAATTATATTTAGAGCTACAACAAGATTAGACGGTAGTGTAGTATGGACTATGAAAGCTGATGACTTCTGGGTAGATGCTACTGTAATTGATGCTAAAATACAACAGAGAGATAATATTTCTAATGAAGAAGCTATTAAATTATATACTGAAGTAAAAGTAAGAGATTCTAAAACAGATAAGATGATTCCTTCTGGTGATACATATACAGTAGGAAAAGTTGAAGACTATAGTACAGTTATGAATCCTAAAATGTGGGACAGATTAACTGCAGATCAAAAAGAAAGAGTAGATTCTGAAAGAGCAGCAGAAAAATCTTCAGAAACTGAAGCTGAAACTACAGAAACTAAAACAAGAATAAAATCTGGAGAAGAATTAACTGAGGATGAAGCAATGCTTCAGATGTCTGAAGATGAAAGAAAGCAATATTTAGATCAACAAGAGAGATCAGCTTTATTAAAAGAGATTTTTGAAGTTCTTACAGATAAAGAGAATGTTATTAAAACCACTGATTCTAAAGAAGTATTAAGGTTAATAAAAGCTAAGGTTAATAAAGATGACAGTCTAGATGAGGAACAAAAGAAACAAGAAATAGCAAGAAGAATTCTTCAGTATGAGATCAAATCTGTTGAGAAGAACTTTGGATTCTTTGATAGAAGAAAGGTTGGTAAGTTAAGACCTGTTATTCAAGCATATGTAGAATATTTATCTAAACAAGAAGGTGGAGATGGTATTGTAGATATGACTAAATTTGAGGATTTCATAAAGGGTATTATGGATCATAAGGCACTTAAAGGAAGATCTATAGAATTCAATAAGGCTATAAACATGATGATTAATCCTGATCACGCATTAGAAATGCAAGACAGAATGGCCTTAGGTATGCTGAAAGCTTATAGAGAGAATAGAGGAAAAATTGAGGAAAGATTAAGGAAATGGGTTGGAACACAATCAGTTAATGTATTCTTAAATGATTTAGCTAATGCAGGTATATATCCTATTGATGAAGAAATGGAAGCCTTCTTAAAGGATCCACAAAACAATATTCCTAGAACATACAGAACAGAAAATGGTATGTTAACTAAAGAGACTGATGCTTTAAAATATAGCCAGTTAAACACAATCCGTATTAACTTTAAAGAGAGTATGGAGAGTTTATTTAAAAAAGAAGAAAAGAAGGAAGAGAAAAAAGCAGAAAAGGAAACCGTCAAAAAAGAAGTTAAATCATTTCAAGATTTTGTAGAAGAAGAACAAGTAGAGGATCCTATAAAAAAACAAGAAGAGAACCTAGATCAGCGTATCAAAGATGCTGAAGAGATGGAAGAAGGTGTTGATGATAATAGATTACGTGTCCCTTCCTTTATTAAAGCAGTATTAAACAGAAGACATGCAAACTATATAAGAAATTGGAAACTTAGTGATACTACTGAGGATTATATGGAGATAGAACAATGGAGAGAACAACCAAAAATAAAAGCAATATATAAAGCTTTAACTGAAATATATAAAATCTATGCATTAGAACGTTCCACTGAAGACTTCGGTGAATGGTTAGAAAATAATAGAACTACTCCACAAGTTAGAAAAATATATCATTCACAGTTTGCATTAACATATACTGATATTGCAGTAAAAGAACCTAAAGGTTTTCAAAAATCCACACTTGATAAAGGTGCAAGAGAAACTGTTTTATTAGGTAAAGGAGTTAATATAATTAGAAAAACACTAGTAGATGAGGATGGAAATGAAAGACACATGTATGACATCACAGATGACTATAAGAATAGTTTAATATTAAAACCCATTGAAGGAGAGGATGCTTTAAACGAAGCAAAAAAGAAACAACAAGAGTTAATAAATAAATCTACTGAAGGAGGAAGTATTATATTTGAAGGTAAAGCATTTAAACATGGAGAAGTACTTAAAGATAAAGAAGATAATAGTTGGGTTGTGATTAGCAAACGGGATACATTTAATGGTAATGACTTATATGTAACACCTATACAAGACTTTAAAAAGAAAATAAAAAGAACAAAGGTAATTAAGACAGGTAAGTTTACAAGTGAAGAATGGAGTAGATCAAGTGATCAATCTATAGACAAAAAGGCAAAAGAAAAAGTAAGTCAACTTAGACCAGAAGAACCATTATATATTAGTTCAACAAGAAAAAAGAAAAAAGATACAGGTGGTTATTATAAAGGAGAGGATAATCTAGAAGATATTGAGACAAAGCAAGAAGCAGATGAACGTCAACAAACAATGCTTAGAAACTTAGAACCAGCAGAATTAGCTGGGTTAACATTAAGAATATCATATGGTCCTAAATGGGCACACGCTGAAGGTGTTCCAGTTGATAAAAAAACTGTTGCTGATAATCATGGTAAAGAATATGCTGAAAATAAAAATATTCTTAAACATGCACAAGAGTATTCAGTTGAAGTTCTGAATGGAAAAACAAGTTTAGGATACTTGAATGGACCAACATCACTTATTCTTTTAGATAGTATGGATATGGCAATACATCCAGAAGTAATTACTGAATCACAAGTTTTAAAACTATTTAGAACATATGGTAACCAAAATATAACAAAAGTAACTAAGGATATAAGAAATCATTATATACAGGCATACTATTTATATGAACAATTCAATAATGCACTTAAAGGTAAAGGAGAAGGTTCTACCGTAGATTTAAAGTTATCTGATTTAGATTATATTGATATTAAAATATCAAGAGGAAATGAGGCATTTGTAGAAAAAGGAACAAAAGGAGTAAAGTTTGAAGATTTAGAATATAAATATATTGATGGAAAAAGTACATATTGGATCTTACAATATAGACGTGATTATAGTATAACATCAGGTGGTAAAATTAAAACATTAGATAGACATATAACTAATGTAAAACGTAGTCAAAGAAAACAATATGAAGATATTGTAGATGAATTAGTACGTACAAGAGGAAATCAATTAGCAAAATTAGGGGCATATGTTGCCGTTGTACAATTACCAAATGGATCATATAGTCTTATTGAGGTGAAAGCACCAACAATGTCTGATGAAAAAGCAAATAATATAATAAGTAGTATACATAAACAAGTAGAGAAAACATTAGATGAGAATATTACTAAAACAAAAGATGATAAAGTTAAACCAAAATCAACATCATTCAACCATGAATATAATGATAAACTCATGGAAGCTCTATTTATAGCTAATGATGTTGGTACAGATGTTCAACTCAATGTTACACCTTATGGTGAATTAGAAATAACATTATACAATAAAAAGGCTTTTGAAAAGAAAGATGGTAAGGTTGCTATATTTGAAAGAAAGAGATTAGTTAAAGGAGAAGAACTTGCTAAGATTAAAACAGCAAGAGATCTTATAAATTATATTAATAAATTATCTACAGATTCAAAGAATTTTGCTAAAACACAAAATGATACAGCAATAACCAAAGAAGCTAACAAGATTAAGTTAAATCTTACAGTAAATGCTTTCAAAGAGTCTATTCCAGATAAAGGTATTTCTTCTAAAAAGATCCTGACACAATATTTATTACCTGCAGAAACATCATATGAGGCAAGAGTAAGAAAGAATATAAAACTTCTTATGTCAGCTTCTGATTCTGCTGGTATGGATTCAACAGCAGATAGATTAAAAACAATAAGAAGACTTGCAAATGAAGGAAATGCAAAAACAATTATTGAAGAAGAGACACCTACAGAAATTATAGAAACGGCAGAAGTAACACCAGAAACTATAGCAGATGCATATGAAAATCCTGAATCTATACCTAGTAATGTAATTGCAGGGATTGTTGGAAAAATTCAATCAGGAGAAGGATTAAATCCAGGTGAGGCAAATCTATATGAAAATATTGCTAAAGAGAGAATTGATGAAGCATTAGCTAGAGCAGAGGCACAAGAAACAATGGATGAATCTGTAAAAGAGGAATATAGAAAAAAAGTTAATATTGCAAAACAAAAAGCTGAAGATTATTATAATATAAAAACAAATGAAATAATAGAGGAACTTGTAAAACAAGGTCAAACATCCGCACAAGCTAAAGGAGCAGCATATTTAACTGTAATGAATGATCCAGTATATTTAAAACTAATTGAAGAATATGAAGATCTTAATAGTAATAGTGCTTTAGCAGTTATACCAGGTGTTTGGGATGGTTATGATGTTGAAAAAATAGATAATTTTATAGCTTGGGCAAAGGAATCTTTACCTGAACAACTGTATACGAGAGTAGATCACCTACAGCAGATAGATGAGCTGGGTATTAAACTTAAAGAGGCAAAGTATAAAGTTGGGAGATTCTTGATGCATGGAGAGACAATTTCAGAACTGCAAGGTGAGATATCTGTTGGAAAATATACTCCTCTTAAATATCATGAGGCATTTCATGGGGTATTTAGAATGTTACTTACAGATCAAGAGATTAAACATTATTTAGGATTAGCTAAAAAAGAAGTTAGAGCTAAGATGAGAGATGGAGGGATAAAGCTAACACATGGTGTAGTTGTTAAAAATGTCAATGATGCACTAAAAGAAATGAGAAAAGTTCATCCTAAGTATGCAGAGATGACAAGAGCAAAACTTGAAGAAACTTTATATGAAGAATATTTAGCTAATCAATTTGATAACTGGAAAATGAATCCTCAATCAGTATCTACTGAGACAAGAAGTTTATTCCAGAAAATAATGGATTTCATTAAACATCTTTTAGGATACACACGTGAAAAATCTATAAATGATTTATTTAATGAAATAGACTCAGGTGTTTTTAGAACAAAAGCTACTAAGAATAATATGTTTACCAGAGCTGCTGAATCTTCTAGTGGAAATACATATAGAAACAAACCTGTAGCTTTTGCTATTGTTAATATACCAACAGGTGTAATCACTACAACTAGTACGGATGCTAGAACAGGAGAAGAAAGAACAATGGATGTTACATCTTATCTTCCTGCAGATGATGCTCAGAAAATGATCTTTACAATAGGTCAATTGTTTATGAATAGAAGAGAAAAGAGCAGTATTGCTGACTCAGCTCTTCTTGATAATACCATCTCTGATTTTGTAAATATGTATAATGTAACAGATAGAATTGAGTTTTATCAAGAACAAGAAGGTTTTATCCAATTTGCTCCTAAATTAAAAAAACATTATGAGGCATTAGCCGAACATGAAAGTTTAATAAAAGATGCTGTATTAAGTTATATAGGAGCATTTGAAGTAAAAGAAAATGAAAATGATATAGAAGAATCTGAAGAAGCACAAGAGTATGGTTTAAGATCCACTTCACAATATAGTAAGGATCAATCAATGATTGGTGGTTGGAGTAAACTTAGTCAATGGGTACGTCAATATATTGGATTAACTACATTAACAGAAGTTGATGAATATGGTAATGAATTTATTAATCCTGAAGCACCTCAACACCTCAGAGAAAGAGTAACAGTTCCTGTTGATTTCATGTTTGTATATAGAGGAATATTAAAATCTGTAAAAAATTCTAGAAATGATCAAGAATTAATAAAGAAGATGGTAATGTTCTCAAGATCAGATAATAAACACACTAGAGCTTTTGTAGATAAATTCTTAACTGATATAGGATTAACTGAGTCAGAAGTATTATCAGATGATTGGCAATTAGGTGAAAATGTTAAAGATGCAATTAAGTTTCAAAGAGTTGTAAATGCTTTTAGATTATATAGAACCACTAATGCAATAGTACATAGAGATATTAGAGGAGGAAGAGAATCAGGTATATATTATATGTATGAGGCTAATAGACAAGATGATGAGCATTCACAAACAAAAGTTTGGGCTGCTAAATTTATTCAAAAAGCTCCACGATTACTTAAAGATTCAGAATTACAAAGAGAAGTGATAAGAGCACTAGATGATTTAATAGACTTACTAGAAGAGACATCTATTGCAGATAGATTAACAACAGAACAACTATCTAAGATAAAGAATTATGATGTTTCAAAAGATGATTCACTTGAAGGAAGAGCAAACTACATTAGTTCTGTACTTAATGAAGCATTAGGAATGAGTCTTAGAAGTGAATACATTAAATATAGTGTTACAAATAATATAGCAGAAGAAGACAGAACAAACCAACAACAAGCACTGTATATATTAAATAATTATATAGAAGCTGTAGATACTGAAGCAATACGTGAAATCAAAATGTCACTTCAGAAGGGAGAACACCTATATAGAGACTATCAAGAATTGTTTGATGAAGAAACAGGAGAAAGTTTAGGATTTGAGAAAGGTGGAGTAAAAGGAAGAATAAGAAAACTTGCAGCAAATAATGCACAGTTTGATGAATCTGTTGGGGAATCAACATTTATGTCAGCAGATAATCATCAAATTTGGGGACATCAAGTTCCAACATTTCATTTAGAAACAATTGCTGAAATGAGAGGTAATGAATGGATTAAGAAGATTCAAGATGATGATAATTTCACATTTAATTCATTAATAAAAGATGAAAAATTCTTAGAAGCTGTAAGAAAAGGTGAGATAAGACATATTAGATTAAGTGGTCATAAACTAGCACCTTTAGGAATGGATACTGGAGAATTTGAATTAGGTTCTGGTAATGGTGTATCTTATGGTGATTTATCTATGAAAGATTTTATTAAGAATATGTTAGCTATGGCAACATACACTTATGATAAATCTTCTCCATTAAAGAAAACTCCTGTATTTGAAACAAAAGATGGACAAAAATTTGTAATGGCTCCTGTTCCAATTAAGATTCTTTCAGATGCAAGTACTTTAGACATGGTTGTTATGCCTGTTAATCATATGATACATCAAACAGATGAGGGTGAGATAGAATTAACAGAAGAAGGACTAGATCTATATATCAATGATATACAAGAAGAATATGCAAGAATACAAAAAGAAAACGATCTTGAGACAAAAGATGAAAGAACTATAGAAGGATTTAATACTGGAGAAATGAGAGGGTTACAACTCTTTAATACAGGTAACTTGATGAATATAAGAGAAGGTAATATTAAATCAACAATTAGAGTTCAACCTCCTTCATTAGCAGATGTTACTATAGAAGGTATACTAGAAGGAAATCAAAAAATAACATTATTAAGTAAAGCTCAATCTGGAAAAGTAAGAATAGCTGTTGGAACTACAGCTGTTGTTGAATTAATAAAAAGAGATAAAGCGGGTGGTGAATATGTAGCAATAACAAATAAGGGTTTATCAAATGTAGAAGATGTTGACTTAGCTAGAGTTATAGAAGATCTTGGTACTATGGTTTATAGAACTAGACCAGAAGCTAGAGGTAAAAAAGAACCATTATCTTTTACTTATAGAAAAAAGAAGTTTTGGACATTTAGTTGGAACCTAGTAAACTTTGTTAATGGAAAGCAAGATTTCTATATTCTAAGATATAATACAAACATTGAAGGAGAAGCAGGTATAATTGATCCAACAGCTGAATATAATATTTCTGAAAGAACAGTTCAAGAACTAACAGAACTAAGAGATGATGCTGTAGAAAGAGAAGAATATGAGTTAGCACAACAGTTAACTAATGAATTAGATAGTAGATCTGAAGTTTCTGAATTTGAAATTAAAGAAGGAGAATATCTGACTCAAAAAGAATATGAGGAATCTAGTATATTAATTGATAAAGAAAAGAGAAAATCTTTAAGAGATTCATATGATTCAGGAACTCCTATAATATTATCTATAAATACTATCTCTAAGAAAGCAATTAATTCTAAGATGACCAAAGAGGAACAACTGACTGTTGAAAATGCAGTTATTTTTAATTTAAAGGTAAAAGGAAATAATATAGGAGTATTAGCTGTAGATTCTAGAAGTAATAAAATAATTGATGTAGAAATAATACCAGAATTTAGAAGATTAGGTTTAGGAGTTAAACTTTATAAAGCAGCTGCTAAAAAACTTGGTGGATTAATATCAGACAATCTTATTGTATCTGCTAAAGCACAGCGTGTTTGGGAAAGCTTGGTTAGAGAAGGATTAGCTCAAGAAATAGTTGATGCAAAAACAAAATCTATAGTTGGTGATGATATAGGATATACATGGGTAGGAGAAACTGCAGAATCTAAAGCAAATAAGCTTTATACATTAGACACATCTGTTAAAGAAGAAATGGAAAGAAGAGCTCTTGCAGGAGATAGTTGGGCAGTAGCTTCTAAAGAACCTATTACTTATACAGATGCAAATGGTAAAAAAGTAACAACAACACTTGAGGAAAGAGTTAAGCAAAAACAAATGCAAGAACTTGGTGACTTTACAAACATGTTATATGAACAAAATATCATGGCATCATTACCTCTTGATGTCCGTGAAGGATTAATTGATGTAGATACAGGTAGTGCAGGTGGTGTTACATATTCAACAACTCAAGAAACAGACTACTTAGAAAAACTATATAACATTAAACATGGAAATAGAGAATATAATTTAGCTCAGTTATTTTTTAACTTTTCAATAAATGCAAGAAGATTTGCAAAACATACTACAGGTGATGCTGCAATGAGTTTTACAGATATGTTTGTAAATTTAACTAAGAGAGCTAAAGGAGAACACGGTGGAGGTACTAACTTTGCAACTGATGTTATAGCTCCTGAATTAGGTATTCATCATAAGAATAAGGATATTAACTTATTAACTATTAGAGATCCTAAGTTTCAAAAATTATATAATGATATTTTTGGTACAGGTGATGTTGGTAAACCAGGACAAACAGCTGATGCATTTGCTGTAATGACAAGTAAAGCTTTCTTACATACAGCTTTTGGAGATGGTAGATTAAGTTGGAATCAAGCACAATTAATGAAGAAACTAGCTAATGGTGATAAAATATCTAGTAGTGAAGTATTTGGAGATAATAAATTTCAGGGAGGTCTAATCTTACCAATTGGAATACCAGGGAGTGGTAAGTCAACTTGGATCAACAAGTTAAGAGCAGAAGGAAGAAATGTATTAGTTATTTCTCCTGATGCAATTAGAGCTGAATTAACTGATGTTTCTGATCAGTCTAATAATGCATTAGTATTTAAATTAGCACATGAGAGAGCAGCAACAGGATTAAGACAAGGTAAACTAGTAGTATTTGATGCTACTAATACAATGCAAGAGGGACCTTTTGGTAGAACAGCTTTGATAGAGAACCTTAAAAAGATGTCAGGGAAAGAATTCACAACATATTATGAAATGTTTGATGTTGATCCTGTAACAGTTAAACAAAGAATTGAGAAGGATATTGCTTCTGGTAAGAAGAGAGCAGTTGTTCCTGAACATGTTATTGATAGAATGCACACACAGTTTGTTGAGAATAAGAATAATCTCAGTGGAATGATTAAGTTTGATATTGCTCATGTACAGAATAAAGGATTAAAGAAACTAGATGCATTCTTAAATTCTAAGAAATTCATGTATTTTGATGGTACTACATATTTAAAAATGTCTGTAGTTACTTTAATACCAGAACTTACATCTGTAAAAATAAATGGAGAATGGGTTGCAAGAATTGGTAGAGAAGAGTGGCATGATCTACGTTTAAAATTAGAAGCTCAAGAAGCAGATACAGAAACATTTAGTATGGCTGCCTTTGAGTCAGCATCTAAAGCAGCTAAGATAAATGTAGTTGATACTAAAGATGCATTCAGTCAAACAGATGTATCTAATATGTTTACTACTATTCAAGCTAAATACTTAAGAAGACAAATGATTAATCCTTCTAATAAGCTGGAGATTGTAGATGCTGTTCAAATGAAACATAAGCTTCCTTCTGAACAAATTGAGGGTAAGACTATTAAAATAGATAATAAGTCATATTCCATGAGAGAAGTTATGGATAAGTATCACAAGACTGTACAAGCAAGATTAGCTAATAAATATTTTAGAAGAAGAAATTTAATATTTACAATGGAAAGTTCTTTAAATGAACTTGCAAAAAGTAAAGAAATAGGAAAAGCAACTGTAAATCTTAAAGCTTTTGTGGATTATGCACAGAATGCGCTTGAAGCTTCTCAAGCTAAAGTACAAATGTTAGATCTATTTGAGACAGAGAATGGTGCACCTAAGTTTAACTTAAATAATCAGATAACAGAAAAACACTTTGAAAAATTATTTTTAACATTCTTTAGTAAAGGAGTTCTATCAGAACGTTTACCAGGAACATCCTTAGCATTAATGCCTGAATTTGGATTTAAAGTAGTTAAGAAAGTTGTGGAATTAGATAAAGAAACAGGTCAACCTATTAGATGGGATGTTATTAGAAGTGAGGATTGGGAAACAAACTATAGACCAAAAGGAGTAGAAATACAACATAAAGAATTTGCAGATGAAAATGCTGAGACATTTGTAAATATGGAAGAAGGTGATATTTATCTAGATGTTCTTAGACATGATGTAATGATATATAATGAAAAAGGTGAACCAACAGATGTAACAGGTTCTGAATTTATGATGTCTCCTCATTTTAAATCTGTTATGGATCATATTAAACCTGGAGATAAAATTCCAGATGTGATTGCTAAAGCCTTTGGAATAAGAATCCCATCACAGGATGATCATTCAGCTGTAAATTTAATAATGGTTGACTTTTTACCAGCAGTTATGGGATCTACAGCAATATTCTCTAAAAGACTAATTGAAATATCAGGAGCGGATTTTGATATTGATAAACTATATACACAACTTAAAGAATTTTATTATAAGAAAGGAGTGTTTAAAGAGTATGGTAAAGGAGCAAATAGAAGACAACAATATGCAGATTATATAAGAAATATAATTACTCAATATGGAAATAAGAAGAGTGATATATTCATGGCAACAGAAGTTTGGGCAGATAGAGGAGATTTTGTACCTGCAGTTACTGAGAGAACAATTACTAGTTTTAATAAAGAGAATGGTACAGAATACACAGTAGATGAAATATTAAATGGAGAAATGATAATTGATAATGACGGAAATAGAAACATAGTCCAGCCAAAGATTAATGCTTTTATTATTCATGAAGCTCTTTCTATATCAGATCCTCTTACTGATCAACAAGTTTTAAAATTATGGAAAAGAAATGAAGATATTCAAGGAGGATTATGGTTAATAGGATTACCATCAACTCTTGAAGAATATAATCAATATAGAGATGAATATGGACGTGAACCATATGATGCAGCTCTTAATAACGATGCTTTAGATCTTAAATATGCTTTATTAGGTAATCCAGGTAAAACAAAACCTGGTAAAGGTGATCATGTTGCACCAGCATATCAATCTGCAGTAGTTACACCATTAGAAGAAGCTTGGGAATTTTTTGAATCACAGATGCCTGGATTAGCAGAAGAAAGAAAAGCTCAAGAATATGATCCATATAACTTACTTGGGCAAGCTGTAGCATTTAATAGTAATAAAGAATTCTCAAGAGGAATTGGATCTATTGTTGCACCTAACTTACCACTTAATGTACTGAGTGAACATGCAATTAAATTAAGAAATGATGAATTTATTAAAGTTCTTGAGCTTAATGGTCAACCATATAAGGGTTTTGTAAAGAAATATGCTATTAATACTGAGACAGGAGAAGAAGATTCTAACTTATATAGAAAACAATTTGCTATTTCTGCACTTATTTCTGGTATTGTTGATAATGCAAATGAACAACTTGCACAAAAATTAGGTATAGTTAAACCAGCTCTTCCAGTATTAGGTACTTTACTTGCTATGGGAGTAGATATAAATACAGCAGTAGTAATGATAAATCACCCTGCTATTAATTTAATTTACGAAGAGTTGGGTACAAAAAGAAAGATGGAAGCTGGTTTTGATAAGAGATTAAATGATAGAATTATTTTTATTGAAAAATCAGTTCTTAAACGTAAAGCAACTGATAAAGAAACTCAAGCAAATCCAGAAGTATCCACAGAAGAAATGGTTAAATTTATTAATGAAACAAAAATTAACCGTAGTGCAGGAAGTACAAAAGCAGGATATGTTAAAGAAGCTAAAGGATCTAACTTTGAAGTATTAACAAATGATCAAGCATTATTTGACTTAGCTGTATTACAAGAATTCCAAAAAGCAAAAGCATATACAGATTTTGTAAGAAATGTTGGTGTACTACTTAATATTGCAAAAGGAACTGGACAAGATACAGCAGCAATAGAGGATGCTTATGATGCAGCTGCAGAGTTAGGATTAGATCTAAACAATAAAGAATTTAGTAAAACAAATATACCTTTTGATGTTAGAAGTATATTTAATGATGGTAAGACATTCCAATCTACATATTGGCAAATATTACAAGAAATTAATGAAAAAGTTTTACCTAAAGTCTTATTAAATAGAACAACCCCATTTTTAAGATTAAGAGACTCTCTATTAAATAATCTAAATCAAGGAAGAATAAACTCTGAACAAAGAAGAGTATTATCTAGTGAAATAACAAGTTACCTAGCAGGTAAAGCATATATACAATGGTTAAAGTTTGATGACACACATGCTGATCAACTTGCATCCTTAAGTAATGGATATATATATGATGCACTAGGTGAAGAGTTTACAGTAATATCTGTTGTAGATAGGATGAGAAGATACATCACATCAAAAGGTAGAGATAATTATTTCTTAAATGAACATATAGTAGCTATAGATACAAAACATGAGGATAATAAACAAGGGTTTAGTAGATTAATAACAAGTAACTGGACACAATTCACTGATGAAGAATTAAATAATTTACAATCATCAATGTTAGAGTTATATAGTGATGTTAACACAAGACAAGATCTGATGCATTTAATTAACTATTTAACAGTAAAAGATGGTCTTAGATTTAATTCTGAAAGTTTTATAAATGTAGTTCCTGCATCTTTACTTCAAAATCAACTTAATGTTGTTACTCCTGTTCATAAGTTATTCTTAGACAGTAAACCTTCAGATAAACTATATGACCGTATATTTGGTGCTACATATAAAGAATTACAATATGAACTTATAGTAGGATTTACTGAAGGTGTAAATAGTAATAAGTTTATCACTCAGATTAATTCAAAGAAATTAGATCAATCATTTGTTGTTGATGCTGAAGAAGCTATTATTCCTGAGTCAACAATAAATATTAATTATTATGCAGAAGAAGGTGACTCTAATACTAAATTGTTATCTAACCTTGCTGAACGTAAATTTAAATATGACTTTAAAGGAAAAACAAAAAAATATAGCAGTGTAGAACAAGCATTTCAATCTTTAAGATCAGGTGAATTTGATCAGAAAACATATGATAAGTATAAGAAGAAGGATGGATATGGTGTAGTTATAGAAGGCAAAGAAACAAGTGAAAATATAGATCCACTTGCTTTAATGAGAGAGTTAGTAATAACATCTCTTACTCAGAATCATTTAAATGATAAACTAATTAAAATGTTAATGAGTCATTCAGACTTCACAATTAGTCAAGGTCTTACTGTAATTGATAGAGCAATGCTTGATGGTTTAAAAATGGCTCAGACAGAATTTGTTACTAATAAAGAAACTGGAAGATATGTAACAAGAGATTATGTGAAATATAGAGCTAAACATGCATCAAAGACATTTAACAATAGAACAAATGAAAGATTAGATGAGGGTACTCTTAGAATTAACGCATTATTTGATCTAGGTAAAAATTCAATGTTTGCTAATGGTAAACCATTAACTGGTAAAAAACTGAGTGCCCTTAATACAACTAAGGATATACTTAAAGATTTAGGAATAGGATATACTGTATCAGATAAAAAAGGAAGACCTAGAATAATTGCAAACTTCCCGTATGCTCTTACTGTTATAGATGAAGACTTAAGAGGTAATAAAGAATATAGACATTATAAACTAGAAGGAATGATCCAACCAGGGGATGGAACAATTAATGTAGACATGTTTGATGTAATGAATAATGATGGAGAGTTCTTAGGTCAAATTGCTGAATATGTTAAATATGATCAATTAGGATCACGTCAACAGAAAGGACCGGCTTACTTATATGGACAAAGACCAACATATAAACAATTAAGACAGAATGAAGAAGATAAAGCAGAAGGATGGGATGATCTTGTTCTTGGTATAGGAGATGATATAGGTGAAGGCTTTGAAGAAATGTTTGACTTTGATGCTAAGAGAGGAGAAAATAAAGCTTTTTCTGAAACTGATGATGTAAAGGCTACTGATAAAGGATATACAGCAACTAAGAAGCAAGGAGAAGAACAAGATGAGAATTCAATTGAATCTACTCTTGAAACTGATGCTGAAGGAGGGTTTGAAATAGATAACAGAAGATTTGTTGATTTAGATGCAATATTAAATAAGTCTAAAGATACTAGTGAACAGACTGATGATAGTGATCAATACCCACTTATCACTGAATACTGGAATAGTCTTGACAGTAGAGGTAAACTTAAATTAATGGATGCTTTAGATATAACTACTATTAATGAATTATTTACTATCTTTGAAAATCAAAATAATCTGGATAATGAAAAACAATTTATAGACAGACTAAAGAGCTGTTACTAAACTAATATAATATGGCAAAGTGCTTTAATAAAAATACAACTGAATACAAGGCTTTAAAAGAGGTCTACGGCAATAACTTAATTGTTGACAGTATTATTGACAGATTTCAAAAATCTGCTAAAACAGATGAAATACCATCTGCTGAGGAAGCTTCTGATCTTATAAATGACACGCAAGTTTTATATTCTCTTGATAAGAGTAAGTTTGGAGAAGCTTTATTAAATAACTTATCTAGAAATGGTATCATAACAAATCATCAAGGAGAATTTTTTGTTGTACACGGTAATAAAGAAACTAGAGCACATGACCCGGTTGTATTAGAACACAACTTAAATAGATTAACTAAATATCTTATACATAACAATATTAGTGCAGATACCATTAATCTACAACGAATCAGAAGTAAAAAGACATACAGAGTCACGGTTAACAACAATATGTTTACCACACAAGACATTATAGAAGAACGAAACAATAAAGATAAGACATACATATACGAACTTGTTAGACATCTATTAAAGTTATTTCCAAATGTAAAATCATATTGGATGACAGTTAAGGAAGCTGAAGAACTTCACGAACAACTTCCAGGAAGGAAAGTACGATTTGATAAAGTTAAAAGTTTTTATTTTGGGGGTAATGTAATATTGATAAAAGGGAGAGTAACAACTGAGACAGCAGTAGAAGAAGTATTGCATCCTTTTATTAACTCAGTAAGAAGTGGGAATAGACAACTGTTTAACTCTCTTTTAAATGAAGCTGGGAAGAATTTCCCTCAATTGAAGCAAGAGATTAATGACTCATATAGAGATAAGAGAATCATTGATCAGACAGAAAGAGATCTTGAATTAGTAACACAGGCTCTCTCAAGACATTTTAATAAAGAATATGAAACAACGCCAACTAGATCATGGACAGATAAGATTGCTGAGTTATTGCAATGGTTTGCAGATCTTGTTTCTTCTTATCTTGTTTCTTATACAGGTAGAACTCTAAAGGTCAACCCGGCTAATATTAAGTCAATGTCAATGACTGAATTAGCTAAGATGCTTAATACAAAGAATCTTCAATTTGATATGAAGATTGAAAAGTCTAAGAAGATACAATACTCATTATCCACTGAGACACAACGTATTGTAGATAACGCAAAGGGTCAGGCAAATGAGATACAAAAAAATATTATTGATAACCTCTTTAAAGTAGCTATTGAATCTGAGGATGTATTTATTGATCTTAATACTACTCCTGTAATCTTAGATAGAGATTCCCATACATATGTAAATATAGACACGGGTGATATTTATGCATCAACTACAGAAAAGATAAGTGGTAAGTTTGAGGATCAAGGAATGTATGAACTAAGTAGGGACCTGGGCAATGATTTTGATTCTATACTCAATGGTGTTGTGTCTGGTAAAGTCTATGAAGATATAGTCCTTGAGGGAGCGGTATTAACAGAAGAACAAGGAAGAGAAGCTTTTAACACCCTTAGCAGTTATGTAGATGGATTATTAGGAAGTGGAGCTATTCTATTACCACAGGTTGTGGTTGCAGATGAAATTAGCAAGGTTGCAGGTACAATTGATTTACTTAAAATTGATAGAGATGGTAAACTTACTATAATAGATCTAAAGAGTAGCAAGCATGATTACTTAAGTAATATGTATAGAAGATCAATGTTCCCAGTTAATGAAGGAAGTGTTTGGTATAGAGCAAGTAGAAATAAAGAAGAACAGTTCAAGTTAACTACAAAGATGAAGCATTCTATACAAACTAATACTTATGCTCAAATACTTCTTAACCAAGGATATAAGGTTAATGATGAGTCACAAACATATCATGTATTAGTAGATGTTGCAAACACTAAAGAAGGCCAAGAGTTTTCAGGTAAGTTTACAATAAAAGGTACTACATTTCATTCATTGATGAAGAATGAAGATCTTGTACATGATATTGTTCCTGAGAGTGTAAACAATACGCAAAGAGATGATCTTCAAAAAGAATCTGATTCAAGATTAAATGTTGTTGCTCTAGATGATTTCTTAAGTGAAGAAGAATTATATGCTGACTCAGAAGGTTTATCTATAGATTTATATGATGCAATGGTTGATGCATTAACAAATCTTAGTTCTGGTTTGGTATCTCTTAATGAAGTTACTAAACAGAATAAAGGTTATTTATCATTAGATAATACTAAGAAAGAAGTAATAAGAGAAATAGATGTTCAAATATCAGCGCTTAATGCTGCATTAAGAGCTAATCATGTTGACTCAACGTATACAGAGTTTTTAGAAAGCAGTATTAATCATGTTAAGGAATTTACTGAGTATGCTGCAAATCCGGATAACTTTGGTAAGAAAGAATACATAAATAGAATTCTTAATTTTAGACGTATGATAGAGAATTATAGGGGTCTTACACAACTTAAATATGTAGAAGGTCTTTCTAAGGAGCAACAGACTTTAATATTAAAATTAACAAATGCGCTTGATATGCTATCAGGAATTAAATCTGTAGATGGCAAGCTTACTAGAACAGAAGGTGTGTTTGATATTGCTATTGATAACTATGTTAAAGCAGTTATAAAGGAGAAATCAATGAGAACTGATCTTGATGAAGACACATTACATGATATTATAAAAGGTGTAAGATCTATTGAAGGTCAAGATATAGGTGTTATGGAGGCTATGACGGGTGATATGTCAACATCGTCTGACACAATACTTGCTGTAATGGATAAGATGTTTAAATCTAAAAGACAGGAGATGTTGGATGAGATTGCTTTAAAAGTTGAAATGGTTAATAGAGCCCTAGGAAAACTAGAAAGACTTAAAGGTAAAACCAAAGGAAATATATTTACTTGGATGTTAAATTATAATGATGATGGTACTTTTGATGGTAGTTATGTAAAGAAAATAGGTAAGCAATTTTATGATATATTAAATTCTATTGATAAAAAACTAAAAAATTCAAACGGTGATTGGATAAAATATAATTATATTGAAAACTTAGAGGATGCTACGGATGAAGAGATAGCACACAATAAAAAGGTATATAAGAATCGTCAAGAAAAAACTGATTTTATGAGAGCTGAAATCAGAAGTCCTGAAGGATATAAGGATGGGAAGTATCATAAATTTACAGAAGAGTTTAAAGATGAAAGACATCAATTTGAAAGATTTGTTTCTACTACTTATGGTGGATATTGGACAAGACGTGCAGGAATTGAGGATGAAGCTTTTGATGAATATGAAAATAAATATTATGAATTTGTAGACTATGATAGAGTCACTAGAGAGAATGATGATTTTACTGGTCAAGTAGAAAGAACAAAAGATAGACCATTACGAATAGTTAAAAAGGATTGGGTAACAGAACAAACATCAGTTGATGGGAAAAGTATGTTAAGTGAGAAATGGGTTAAATTACAAAATCCTGTTACTGAAGTTGAGAGAGCAGAAACAGAGTTTTATAGTTTATTTGTAAAGATGTATGAAGATGATCTATTGCAGAAACTTCCTGAGACACTACATATGCTTGGTAAAGCACCAACAGTTGCTGCAGCTATGACAGAAGAGTTATCCACAAAACCTAACATTATAGCACACATGTGGGCTAAAACAATGGGAGCAATTAAAGATCTACCTGGAGGTGTTAGAAATATTTTTAGAACAACAACTAATGTCACTAAAGTATTTGTTGATGAGCATGGTAATATAACAGAAGATAATTTACCACTATATTATGTTGGTAGTGCAAGAGAAGAAAGAGATATAGCTGAATTGGAAAAAAATATTGAAATACTCAAAGATAAAAAGAGTAAAGCAAAATCTGAAGAAATGTCAAAAAGATATGCTGACCAATTATCTTTTCTTAGAGGAGAAGTAAGAAGAAGAAAAGAAACACCTTTAAAGTCTGAGATTAGTCAGGATATGGGAGAAAGCTTAAAACTTATGATTGGTATGACTGAAAATTATCATGTTATGTCTGAGTTAGAAGATACATATAAAGCCATGATTGAAGTTCTTCAGAGAAAAACATTTAATAATAAAGATGAGAATTTAGTTAATAGAACATTTAATCTTGGGGCGGATCTAACTGATCAAGGATTAGCATGGACTAAAAATAAAGCAAGTGCTGTTGTAGGAAGACAGGGTACATCTACAACTAGAACTGAGGCACGTACTGTACGGAAAGCAAAGCAATGGATGAAAATGGTATTTTATGATAATGACAAGCAAACAAAGAAATTTATGGATAAGGTTTCAGCAGGACTTATACAAGTTTCATCAGCAACTTATGTAGCATTTAATGTATTTGGTAACCTTAATAACTATTTAATGGGTAGAGCAAATAATGCTATTGAAGGTTTAGGGGGAAGATATTTTGGAACTAAAGCACATATTGAAGCAGTTGCTTTACTTAATACACACGGTATAGAAGGTATGTTCCAAAGTATAGCTGAAGTAGGGAAGGGTAATAATAAATCTGCAGCACCTAATAAAACTATAGCTTTTATACAATATCTTAGAATGTTGGATTTAAAGTCAGATATGCGTGAGACAGCAAGAACAACAGGTAGAGACTCTTATTGGCAAAAATTTATGAATTTTGGATATATTCTTCAAGATGCTGGAGAATGGAATGTACAAAGTAAAGTTGGACTTGCTATTGTATTAAGCTCTAAAGCTTGGAATTCTGAAACAGGAGAAAGTGATTCATTATATAAAGCTCTTACCTATAATAATCAGACAGGAGAATTTAAAATGAAAGAGGGATATGATCAAATCCAAATATATGGAAGAGATAAAAAGATGGATTGGAATTCTGCTGCAAGACATGAGTTAAGAAATTATATAAGAGAAGTAAATAAACAAGTTCATGGTAACTATGCTAAGGAAGATAGAATGGCTATTCAACAATATGCTCTTGGTCAATTAGCTGCACAGTTTCACAAGTGGGTTGCTCCAGCAATAAAAGCAAGATTTAGATCAGAATACTTTGATGAGAATTTAGGTTGGTTAGAAGGAAGATATATAACCACGGGTAAATTCCTTTTATATTCTATAAAAACTGTAAGATCAATGGAGACTCTTATGAATATGGGTCAGAACTATAAAGAGTTTAGAGGTGAAAGAGGAAAGAATGATATGAGGAATATTATGAGAACTGCTGCAGAAGTTATGTTATTCTATATGACTTTCTATTTAAAATCTTTAATGATGCATATGTGGGATTGTGAAGGAAAAGGTAGAGAGTGTAAAGCAGATACCTTTGGAAGAAGACTACAGAATGTAGCATTATATCAAACAGATAGATTATATAAAGAACAAGTATTATTTTGGCCTCTTGCAAGTGAATCATATGAGCAAGTAATGCAGATGATGAAATCCCCTATTGCGGCTACAAGAACTTTAGGAGAAATTGGTGGTGCTGTCTCATTAACTTTTAGACATCCTTTATACTCATTATGGAATACAGAAGAAGAAATGTTAAATGATAAGAGATTCTACTATCAAAGAAAACCTAAGAAAGGTATGATGAAATTAAACAAAGAATGGGGAGACGTTGTCCCAATTTGGTATACCTATAATAAGTGGGAATCATTTAAACGAAGAAAAAGTTTCTATATAAAGTAATTATTATAAGTAATCACATATATCATAAAGAGAATACTTTAATGTAAGTTCTTCTCCATGTTCTATCTTTCTAAGTGTTTTTAATTTCTTATAATGGTAATCATTATCTTCTTCAATCAATTCACAATTAGCTGACTCAGAATGATTAACAAATCCTCCTAAAGGAGTTCTTATAAAGTTATGTTGAAATTCTGGGTCATATATATGAGTTATACCTATAATTATTTCTTTTGGTATATCTTCTGTAGCAAATATACCCGCTCCATGTATACTAGAAGGACCTATAGCAAGATAATCAGGTAAGGGTTTGTAACGTTCTTTCTTACATTTCTCCATTTAATAATTTTAAATTAAACTAAATTTATTTATCTAACTTCACAGGATCCGCCAGCACAAGCTAGTTCACCTTTAAGATCTGTATTATCATCTTTTTCTATTATCTTAGATAGATCAATATCTACTAAGTGTTTTAACATTTCTATATATTTTCTTTTTGGTATACTTTCAAAGGGTGCTTGAGTATAGTTACCACCATCATAAGGTAAAACAGCTAACCCATTATAGTAGTCTTTATTTTTCCACATCCATTCTCCTGCTTCATCCCAATCATTTTCCTTTAAGGAAATTGTAGCTGAAACATTGTGAGTATTAGATCCTTTCCTATGCCCTGGTCTAACCCATTCTGTAGCAACTCTTTTTACTCTTTCTAATAGTTCAAATGGAGACTCTGTTCTTAAGATAGCTCCTTCTGGAGCTTTTTGTGGAATACTAATAACTGCTGTATCATGTGGTCTAAAGTATTCATCTTCAACTAACTCAGGATGATTAACTGAAAGATAAGTATATATTGACTCATTTTTACCTACACGTAATCTACGTACATAATAATTAGAATGCCAAGCATGGATACCTGAACTTGTTCCTAATGTTAATGATGTTGTCCCAGCAGGTTTAACAGCAGTAGTTCTTGCAGATCTTTTAATGCCTATTAGTTTAGCTACACGTGTATTCTCTTTCTTTACTATTTCTGCTGACTCAGACATATTAAGCTTTAATACTTTACCGCTTGCAATTCCAGTCATTGATATACCAATCAGTGCATCTTTTTCAGTAGTCTCTTGCCATACGTCTCTTAAATAATGAAAGTTAGTATACCCGGCCTGGAGTGTTCCAATGAATGTTGCTCTCTTAACTCTTTCATTTAAGTCTTCTTGTGATTCTACATTTGAAACGTTTACTTCACATAAGTTACAGAACTGATAAGGACGTAAAGCAATTTCACAACAAGGATTAGTACCCCAATCTTTGTCATTATTAAAGTAAATACCCGGTTCACCAGATCCAGATAACTCTATACGTTTCCATAAATCCATAAAGAATCTTTTAGTTATCTTATGTCTCATTAATACGGCAGAATTGTTAGATCTTCCTCTCTGAGGATTTGTTTCCCACCAGTTTCCAGTTTTACATGAAATCATTTCTTCATCATATGCTGAAAATAAACTAATTAATGCAGCTCTTCTTATGCCACCCGCTAATACAGCATCAGCAATGTGGCACACAATATCATGAGCTTCTAATGTAGATAATGTATCACCATTTTCTTTAGCATTTAAAAGACCTTCAATTTTAACTAGACACTCCTTAAGTGGTTGAGGTCCAGGGGCTTTACCTCCTGATGTTACTAGTCTAGCACCTTTAGGTCTAATGTCTGAGAAATCAAATTCAATTTGAGATGATCTACCATTAAGGTATGATTTAATAAGAACCTTTACTGAGTCAGCCCATCCTTCTATTGAGTCACTAATTAAAAATCTTTTTGTTCTTTTTGTGTAAGGTTTATTAATTGACGGTAATTGTACAACATGATGTTTTTGTACAGAGTAACCTACTCCGGTTCCCCCTAATAGTAGAAACATGCACTCTGAGAATGAATCAACTGAATCAATTGGCATGTAGGCACAATTATAAATTCTATTTGGGGATATTTCAATTGGTTTACCACCAAATTGCATAGATCTCATTGATGGAAGAATCTTTTTATCATAAACAAATTCATATGCATTTTTAATTTCATCCTGTAGTTTAGGATATTTTTTTAAATGCATTGATATATTTCTATTCACTAGTTCTTCCCACGTCTCTCTTCTGTTTAGTTCTGGTATATATCTTGCATATTTCATGTGAACAGTGATGTCACTTAGAATTTTGTTGTTTATTTTCATATTAGTTAGTTTTATATTATAGAGTTATAGGAATAAAAACAAGATAGTAAAAGATAATCTTATTTAAAAGGGAAATGCAGTAAATTTGTAAAAATAATTTTTCATGTAATTTTTACTTTATTTTATGATAAATATTTAGTATATTATATATGTATATTAGAGAGTTCACAAAAGTAATTAAAAAAAATAAACACTTATGTTAGTTAAAAAAAATAAATTAAATAATGTTGTAAGAGCTTTTGGTGAATCAGGAGCTATAGAGGCTGTTAAATATCTTCAAAAATTTAGATCTTTTTCTGTGTATAATAATACAGGATCATGTTCAGTAACAGTTGGTCCTAATACTGTAGCTGTTCCTGTAGGTGTAACTGTAACTTGGGATGCACCTACTGAAGAAAGTGTAATAAATAGATATGATTCAGGAATGTTTACTGTTGATGCAGCAGATGCTATTGTTGCAGGAACATATTAAGAGATGTCTACTACTAAACAAGAAATAGCACTTATGAAGAAAGATATTGAGAGTCTTAGTCAAGAGGTAAAAGAAATTAATCAAAAGATTGATAACTTAACTTTAAAGTTATTAGATCCGGATGATGGAGTAGTATCTAGAGTGAATAAGAATACAGCATTTAGGAAATCTCATGATGAATCTATGCCAGGATATAATAAAATAATAAGTGAGTTTAAAGAACTACAAAGATGGAAGGGTACGGTAACAAAAGCATTATGGGGATTATATGCAGCGGTAACAGCATGGATTGTTAAAATTTTATTTTGGTAATATGTCAGAAGATAAAACAGAATCAAAAAAAGAAATAGTTCCAGGACTTGATGTTGATGCGTCAGGACAAGTAAAAGGAGAACTTAATAAAGATGAAGTAGGTCAAAGTGCTCAAGCTAATGTTGGTGCAACTGAACAAGGTGGTTATGATGGAGTTACTGATAATGCTAATGAACATGTAGGTGTTTATGAAGAAACTAAAGCAGGTGGGCATGCATCTTTAAAAGATGGAGTAAGTGTTGGTGGTGGAGCTATAGCAGGTGACGGAGTAACAGCAGGAGCAAGTGGTGGTGTTAAGTATGGTAGAACTAAAGTTGATGTATCAAGTAATGTAAGTGTAGGAGATCAAATAGGAGCTACAGGAAGCTGTCATGCTACTATGAAGGATGGTGTACTAAGTGTAGGGGTTAAAGGAAAGGTAGCAGCTTTAATTGGCCTTAAAGGAGATGTGGACATTAATATAGATACTAAAGCAGTAGATAATGACGGTAAATCATTTGTTGATCATTGTAATGATGCAATAAAAAATATTTTTGGATAATGGTAAAATTCTTTAATGAACCTACAGGAATTAAAATAAGTTTTAAAACACTTATTGCTATTGGTGCTGCTATGGCTACAGTTATTAGTATGTGGTTTATACTTCAGGGTGATATAGCTGATGCTAAAGAGTTACCAAAACCAAGTATAACTAGGATAGAATTTGATATGAAAGATGAATTAATACGTCAAACTATTATGAATACTTTGGAAGATGTTAAGGAAATTAAAGAAGATTTAAAACGTATGGAAGATAAAATAGATCAATTAAGATAAAAATATAAAACTATGGCAGTAGCAGAAACAGCAGTAAATGTAAGTATAACATTAGAATCAACTGATTTAACAACAGATGCGTTATCTCTTGTAACATATATAGATGTAGCTCCTATAACTATGGGAGGCATACTTAGAAGAATGGCATATAGAGTTACTGGAACTGGATCTGCAGAAGAAATTGCTGAAGAAACTCATTTTGAAGAAGGTGCTATTATATATGTATATAATCCAGGTACTGACACAGAAGCAACAGGAAATATAACAATAGAGATTGGAGGTCAAGATATTATGACATTAGCAGCAGGAGATTGGGCGCTTTTTCCATGGTCTGCTGGACAATCTGGTGATGATATAAATGTAACTGCAGGAACTTCTGGAAATATATTTGAATATGGTGTATTTGGTAAACCAGCTTAATTAAAAAAATGAAAATATAATATGGCAACTTTAAAAACAACTCTTGTATTAGGCTCAGAAAAAGTAACATCTGTAGTAGATTTAATTACAACAATTAAAAAAGATCTTACAGTTACTGAAGGAGGGATTTTAGTAACAGAAATTGATGCAGTATTAGAATCAACTGCAGTATCAATATTTGGTGCTTGTGATTATCCACTGGGAACATATATATATCTAAAGAATAAAGATACTACAAATACTCTAAAGTTTAAACTTTCTAGTATTAATGCTACAGATCATCAAATAACTTTAACTCCTGGTCAAGCTGCATTTTTTCCTTGGACAGCAGAGTGTCCTGAAGAGAATACTGGTCAAAATGATATAAAAGTTTTTGCTAGTGACGTTGATACAACATTAGAATATGGAGCATTTAATTAAAGAACTTAGAAATCCTGTTTGGAAATTATTTGCTAGTTATTTACTAGTATTATTTCTACTACTATTAATGTCTGGGAATGCTCTTGGGCAAACAAAATTCTGTAAACAAGAAATTTGTGTTGTAGAGTTTAATGCTTATTGGAATAAAGATAATAGTGTTCCCTGGTTAGATAGTTTAGAAAACTGTGGAGTAACAAGAATACTCGTAACAGATAAACAAATGCTAGCAAAAGTCCAAAAGAAATATAAGATACAGAATGTACCTACAATAATAATTTTTAGGGAAGAAGAAGTTGAAAGATATCAAGCTTGTTTAAGATTTAAAATAGGAGTTAAACGAGAAGATGTACAAGAATTAATAAATGATCTCTTAATAGATGGCAACTAAGAAGAAAAATTGGATACAAAAAGTAAATAAATCCATTAAGAAGAGAGGTACTAAAGGGAAGTGTACGCCTATAACTAAAAAAGGTTGCACTGGAAAAGCTAAAACTCTTGCTAAGACTTTTAAAAAGATGGCTAAAAAAAGAAAAAAGAAAAAATGAGTTTTATTATAGGAACAAAATGTATAAGTACATGTGACACAGCATGTGTAGATGCTTGTCCAGTAGATTGCATACATGGACCAATAGATATTGATGGTGCAGGTGCTGAGGTAGCTACATTAGATAGTATAGAAGGTTTACAGCTTTATATCAATCCAGATGAATGCATTGAATGTGATGCGTGTGTTCCCGCTTGTCCTCCTGATGCAATATATGAAGATGAAGATACATGTATAGATCATGAAGGTAATGATGAATCAGTTAAAAAGAATTATGAATTTTTTAGTCAAACGTGGGAAGGATGAAGAAATTATTATTTATATTATTAGTAATCTTTGGTTTACAAACACAAGCACAAGTAAACTGGTGTGATTCAGTATCATACACAACATTACCACAACAAACATTAACTGTAATTGGGAATTCATCATTATCTAATATGGTAGATTCTATAACATGGAGTTGGCAAGCATGTAATTCAACATTATGCTATTCAGGATCAGGTGATACAGCATCATTTGTAAATATATTATCAACTGATACAGTTAAAGTATGTTATGATGCTTACATATGTTTTATGGGAGCAACTTATATTTGTATGGATTGTGATTCATTAGTATATAATCCAAATTCATATCAATGGGAACTAATGTCAGCGCAACCAGTAGGAATTAAAGAATTAATAGTTGATAAAATTAATGATGGTAAAATGTATGATTTATTAGGTAGAGAATTATTTGAAGTATCAACAGGAACAATATATATTAAGAATAGAAAGAAATATATTAGATGAAAAGAACAAATATAAATAATTGTAAAAGAGTAGGGAATAAGATTGATAATATCATAGGCCAATGTGAAGGAAGTGGTATAGCTGTTAGTTATGATTGTGTTATAAATTCAGGAACAAATACTTGTTCTAGTATGACTGATAGCGGCCAAACTAGCTTTGGTGCTTTCCGGGATTGGTATATAGCAAATCAACCGTCAACCCCTATAAGGAGTTGGAAGTTTGCATTCACTGGTCAGGGCACTAGTAAAACTCCCTGTTTAGACCCTAATGGAGAACCTTATTATTTTTTCAATGCAGTCATTATTTATAGAGATGGAGCAGCATACTCTCCAAACTTTAGTGGCCCCCCTAATCAATCTTGGAATGATTTGATTAATTGGGTAATTGCAGATGGTTGTACATCAGTAACTTTAGGTATGGATTTTGCACAAGTTAGTGCTGAACTTCTTGTATGTATGGATGAATCAACATACATAGCAATAAATGCTAATCCTTGTCAATGTAGTTCTACTGGATCATCAACTTATATATGTCTTGATCCTGGAGATGGAAGTGGAGATTATTCTACTATTGCAGAGTGTACAGATTCAGGTTGTGAATTTGGTCCAGGAGCTATTGAGGGTATGACATTATGGTTACATGCTAGTGAAGATGATGTTTTAATTGCTTTTGGTGGCCCATATATTTCTAAATGGAAAGATCACAGATGGCCTAATCCAGCGCTTGAATTTGGGGCACTAGGACTTGGTGATGATACTTATCCATCTTGGAATGGTTTAAATAATGGATGGGTTACATTTGATGGAGCTGATTTTATGCAGACTGCAGATACAATAAATTTAGATACAGAAACAGATCTGGGATGGTGTATTGCAGTAACAACATATATGGAAGATTGGAACAATACTGAAGTAATAATTGGTGATAAAGATTCTAATAATAATTTAATTAAATTTGATTCAGAAACAGCAGTTCATTTGAAATTATATAATCCAACACTAGCAACTTCAAGTACTAAAGGAGTTACTATTAATAATCCAGCAGTTCTTGCGCAAGGTACTCCATATGTATTTATCATTAATATGAATCCTACTACTAATGATGCTGCTCTATGGATTAATGGAGAAAAACAAACTGATGGGTTTACATTCCCTGATGGTTATGATTTTCATGAGTTAGATGAAATAGGTGCTAAAAATGGTGGACAACTTGGTATGTTAGGAGGAATACACGAAATTATAGTATATAAAGGAGAGTTAACTGATACTGAAATAGAACAGTTAACTTTTTATATGCATGCACAAATATAAAATAAAAATATAAAATTATGAGTATATTAACAAACATATTTAGTAGCGGGGCTACAGAGTTAGTAAAGGGAGTAGGAGATGTTATAGATGAATTACATACATCTAAAGAAGAGAAGCTAGCTGCAGAGTTAAAAGTAAAAGAATTAATCTCCAATTATGAAGTAGAAATGGAGAAGACAGTAACTGATAGATGGAAATCTGATATGGCTTCAGATTCATGGTTGAGTAAAAATGTTAGACCAATGACTTTAATATTTTTAGTAGTAAGCACAGTGTTAATGATTTTTATTGATGCTGGGACAATAGATTTTGTAGTTGAAGAAAAATGGACAAATCTATTACAAATAGTATTAATAACAGTAATAGGTGCTTATTTTGGTGGTAGATCACTAGAAAAAGTAAAGAACAATAATAGTAATACAGATACAATAAAATAAATTTAATAATTAAAAAACAAAAAAAATGAAAAAATTATTTTTAACAGCAGTAATAGCTTTATCAACTTTAGTAGCTTCTGCACAATTTGTAGTAATAACAACATATGTAGCGCCAGAAGACGGTGCAGATTGGGAAACTACTAGTTTAACTGATAAGATAGGAGTAGGATATACTTTAAATGATAAATATGTAGTTGGTGTAGTTAAAGTTGCAGAAGATTCATTAAATCTTTGGGGTACATATTCTATAAATGAAAATGTATATATTAAAGCAGAGTCTTCAATGAAAGATATAACAGATAATTTAACAATTGGTATTGGTTATTCTTATAATATATGGAAAGGTCTTAATATTGAACCAAACTATATGGTAGGTATAAAAGAAGATGAGAATGGTGAAAGAGAAGGTATTTTTAATTTAGGTCTATCCTATAAACTTTAAAAAAAAAATTATGAATTTTATAAACAGTTGGGCAAAAGGAAACAAAAAAAGTACTAAGATTGATATTGAAGTTAGACTTGGTAGAATTACAGTTCTAAAATTAATGTTAGATTTTGGTAATGAGTATGAATTGATGGTATTAAATTTTGGAGTTTGCATCTGTCATGGCGGCTAAAAGAAACTATAAAAAAGAATACAAAAAGTTTCAATCTTCTACTACCTCAAAGAAAAATAGAGCTAAAAGAAATAAGGCCCGTAGGGCTGCTCTTAAAGTTGGTAAGGTAAGAAAAGGAGATAATAAAGATATACATCACTCTAAGGGTATTAACTCTAGTAGAACAACAGTATTGTCCCGTTCTAAGAATAGAGGTATTAGAGAAAAATCAAGACTAAAAGGTAGTAAAAGAAAAAAAGCTTAATTATTTTTATCTTCTGTACTTTTAGCATAAAAAAATAATAAAGCAAAAAATATTAATACCAGATTGAATGCTGTCATTTATTCTGGTATTAATTTAGGTGCTAGTTTATTTGATACCCAAGTCATAGCTTTTTCTACATCTCTATGGGTTTTAGATTCTATAGTTACCCATTTTTTAGTTTTATTATTTTTTCTATAAATTCTAGATGTCCATTGTTTTCCTTTTGGTGATAAACTAAACCACCAACCTATATGTAATAATTCTTCTAATTCTTTTTCCATAATAACTAAATTTTATATTTTCTCCATTTAGGATCTTGTGCATCCATATCTGCATCAAAGTCAGATCCTTTTCTTTTTGAGAAATTTTTCATAAATTTTTTTTGACGTTCTATTTTACGTCCTTCTGAGAGAGCATATTTACCTAATAAAAATGTTATTATTAACACAATTATTAATATTATTGTTCCTGTCATATCTTATTATTTTATTTATTTAATTACCCCAAAGGGGTGATGTCTTTCCATCAGTCAGTCTTGATTAAGATTGAGAGGTATGAAAGGATAAAATGTTTTTATAAACAAAAACTCCCGGAGAAGTACCTCATTAGATCAATATATTGACATCTTATCTTCAGACCGGAAGACATCCCGGTACACAAACACTTCTCCCCAAAGAGGCTGTTCCTGAAACAGCCCTCACAAGTATTATTTTTCCAATTTCTCTTGAAGAGCTGCTAATGCTCTCCAAGCTACTTTTGAAAGATGTAATATTCCATCATCATCTAAGTCATCTGCTTCTAATAGATGTCTCATTAAAGCATCTAAGTGATCAGGACTCTTACTTTTATCCCAATGCAAAGGTTCATCTGGATGATGTTGTTTATTACCTGATAACGAAACTCTTGATAATTCCATTAATGCATCAGGAAAGTATTTAACTACTCCTGTATATATAGGGAAATCTTTTCTTGAAAGATTATTTTCTGCTAAATCTTGTAGTACATAAGGTTTATTAAATTCTAATCCATCTGGTACAGACATTTTAACTTTAAATTTATCTGGAGTAACATAATTATAGGGATAATTACGATCAGTATCCCAATAATGTTTATTTTTATCTTTCTTTTTTTTGCTCATAATGTAAAGGTATCATTTATATCCTCATCTACTTCAATAATTGAACTTACTTCTGCAATTTCATCTATATTTTCTTCCAATGGTTTATTGTAATCAAGGTCATTTGCATCTAAAGTTTGTTTAGGAATTCTTTTAGCATCTAAATCATAATCATCTTCATCAATAACAATTGGTGTATCTTGTGGTTTAATTCCTACTGCACTATAAATTTCTGAAGACATAAATGTATGGAATTTACCTTGACTATCCATCCAATTTCTTGGGTGGGTTAATTTTAAAGCATGTGTTACATGATTATAAAATGCCCATGCAGTATTAGGATCAACATTATAATTATAAGAAACGTCATCCATTTCTGCTTTAACACAAGATAACTGTTGTGTGTCAAGGATTTTCTCATCTGCAAATAATCTTCCTAATAATTCTGCTTGTTGTTTCCTATTTAAAGAGAAATCTTTCATAGCAATTTTATCTTTCACTAATTCATTAAACTTATGATTAGCCATACCTATTTGAGATACAATATGTGATGAAATATCAGCATTTGCTGTCCCAGTATGTTTTCTACCATATGTTGCTAAATCCCCGTGGATCAATCCGTTATTACATACAAATACATGAGCGCCTATTCCACATTGGAACCTAGTACTCTTATCATATGAATTTGTCCAAGCAAACATCATACCCATTTCAGAATCATTAGATGCTGTATCATGATTTATATGATAAATACCTTGGGCTACTTTAGCGTTCATATTTGTTTTATACAATTCTGTTGTTATTGTAAAACCTTGTTTATTTAATAATGTTTCTGTTAAATCCATAACTTCTTTATGTGATACCACTGTATATGTTTTAGCATGTTGTGGTAAAGGAGCTGATTCAAGATAAGATTTGGTTGTTGCTGTTGACTTTTTATGTCCCATATTTTTATGATTTTAATTAAACAAATTTACTTAAATAATTTCAATTGGTTGTTAAATGTACCTAGAATATTATTTATTTCTTTTTCTATGGCCTGCATATAATATTTTGTATTAATATCATATTCTTCCCATGTTGGTTTCTTTTTTATTTTATTGAATACTGTTTGTACCCATTTTCCTGCTTCTAATTGTATCTCTCTCCC